CAATTCCCTTGTTAGATCAGCAATTTCGTGGGATTGAGACTAGTGAGACGCTTAACTTTGTGCAGCATCTAATATACAACCTAATCCACAATCGTGGAGGTAAACGTAATGGAAAACGAAACAGAAATCATTGAGATTGAAGATGAGGCACCTGTGATGAAGAACGGCTTTGACGCTGTTCCTATTCACTTTCGTCCCGGGAAAACTGGCACTAAACGGATCAAACTGGTAATACCAGGTATTGAACCGCCCCTGCTTTACGCAGAAGTGACCGGTGATCACGCGGATAATTTAAAATTTGAGATAATTGCACAGGAGGACATCGAGTCTGATGACGATACGCCAATGGGCGAAGAGTTAGAGATTGATGAAGATGCTGCTGTCATTACCGTAGAGAGCTCGAAAGAGCAAGCCGCCCAAATAGAGTCCGACATGACCGAAGCTCGAGAAATGAACGAGGAAATGGAAGACGATGTGCAGGCAATGGACAACATTTTAGAGGAGCTCCCTGAAAAGAAGAGCGAGGCAAATGTAGAAGATGAGGCACCCGAAGAAGATCTGGACACGGCAACGGATCAACCTGAAGAGCCAGAGGTGGAGGAAGAAGAGGAAGTTCAAGAAGAACCCGAATCTGATAACGTCGCTGGATACCTCATTGCTAAAGAAGAGGACCAACAACCGCAATGGATTGAAGTCAAAGCTATGGAAGGCGAGACTGATATGGAAGCGGTGAATAGAGTTGCCGAAGACAATCCCGACTACAAGCCTGGTACGCTTGAAGACGTGGAACGTCTAAACGACAACAAACCTCTTTACGGTAAGGATAACTGATACGATGACAACGTGCTGCAAGTTAAGTCTGGTAGTTGTACCCAAGGGCGTACTTTGTGTAAAGACGCCCCGATTCGGGTGAGGAAATGTCCGACAAGGATGGCTCCGACCGTGAGAAGATACGAGAGCTTCAAGCAAAGGAAATGGAAACCTTTGAACGTAAGCTCAACTCCTCTATTTTAACAAATAAATTATTAGCAGAAGGCGCAACAATCATTAAGAATAATGAGATGCCCCTTAAGCAAGTGAGTCAGCTGTACCGCGCGCAGAATCCGTTACATAACGGAGTCGACGCTGAGTATTTGACCCTACTTGGCCAAAAGGCTAAGAAGGACGCTAATTCGCGATTGACGTTAAACTCTCTCGCTAAGAACGCAATCAAACACGCTCCTACGGCTATAGGCCAACACTGGACAGAAGAGATCCAAAAGATCGATGATGCCCGTGGTTCTATGGACGCTGAAGGTTTCGCTGACCGTCTAATTCCCTATGTTTATAAAGAGTCGATGACCTCTGGGTTCGATCCCAAGATCAGAGACACCTTTACTGAATATTGTAAACAGGTCTGGAACAAAATGTCCGTTTCTTATAACGCTAGAGATACCCCTCTATCGGACTATGAGACCTGGAAGTCCCAGATCAAGAGTGGTACCAATTCGGGCCACCCTTTGTATGAATCACTGACTAAAGAGCAGTGGACCACCACTTATATCCCGCAGCTAATGAATATGGCACGCGAGGTGGCGAGAACAGGCGATATCGAATCCGATTCCGTCTGGGCCGAAGGTATTTATACCCTTTTCGGTCGTACTCCAAACCGACCAGTGCACGGGGTAGCCGCGTTCGATAAAATGGTGGGTGCTAAACTAAACTACGACTTGACCCGAGGGTTAGGTGGTGGCAACTTCCCGCATATGGCGTGGATGAGTCTGGAGACTATGTTCCAGCGTATGGCTGTACCAATGGGTTCTGTTGAAACAACAGTTCACGAAGATTTTAAGTGGTTCGATTCTTTTATCGGCCCTGAAATTGCTAAGTGCGTCTACGATGGTTTCATTGAAAGCGGTTTCTTTAGGAATAACCCTGAGAATAGGAATATTCTTATGTACCTTTTGAGGCAGCTTACTTCTCCTACATTCATCAGAATATCGCCACATTCCTTGTTAAAGATGAAAGCGGGACTTTACTCCGGTACACCGATAACTCAGTTATTCGGTTCTGTCGTTCACTGTGCTTATTTAGAGCTACTTAAGAACGAGAGAGGTGTGGGTATTACCGACTATTGCGTATTGAGCGATGACGGTATGTGTACAGTGGAAGGAGATAAAGCAGCAGGAGTCAAGATGATCGAAACTGAATTCGTCGGATTGGCTACTGAGATTGGAATGAAGATCAGCCCAGCGAAAAGCTACGTGGCTGACATTCGTGAGAAGAAGGTAATGTTTTCACCAGCTGGTGGAGATGCTATCGTCCGTCACGATGTAGGACCATTCCTTCAGAAGTACATACAGACAGATGACCCATTAGGTAATTCTTTCGGTAACGTACCGAGGTTAATAGCCTCTCTGAAGGGTAGGGAGAGAGATTTTGAACGAGAGAGCCATGAGCTACTCGTCAGCTTGCTGCCTGGATTAAGGCAAGCAAATAAAGGAGATCGTAGTACCTTAGTAGCATGGGTTCCCGATATGCATCGGACCCTAGAGGTGCTCGCACAGGTTAGGCCTGGCTACCCACGTGTTCGCGAACTGGTTCGCGGCGTGGTAAATGTATACCCTAACTTTTGGAACAGATATGACAGGCTAGTCACCGCTGCCGAAGCCACAGGAGGAGCGTTGTTTGATACCGCAACGCCAAGGCCGGGTGGAACCAGCGACAAAGGGACTATGCGATGGTTAGTAGAGTATTTAGGAGAATGGCGTTCAACCGGCAGTCTCCCACAAGTGCCAAGCTCGGTACTCTAAACAAACGGGATAAGTCATAAGCTGTAGTTTTAACTGAAAGTATTTGGAAACACTGTACATCGATTATTACGTAATCGAAACACATGGATAGTCTTACCTCACAAGTCGCGCGGGGAATCTTAGATGTAGATTCTCGATTCGTGGGCTCACGC